ACATAATAAACCACATAATATTAATCAGTTTGATATCTCATTCCAGCATATTTTACCAAATGAGTTTGATCCAAAATTGGCTAAATATAATGTAGGCATTACTGCTGGTGTCGAGACAGACATTTGTAATCCTGAATGGGTTAATGCATGTAACAATATGGATATTATTTTTGTTCCTTCTAATCATACCAAAAATACCTTTAAGAATTCTGGCCCTGTTGGTGTGCCAATTTATGCTATTGGTCACTCGTATGATGAGTTAGTTTTTAAGGAGAATTTTGAATATAATTATAACAACTTAGAATTTGAAACTGATTTTAATTTCTTATCTGTTGGTCAATTAACTGGAGATCCTAGAATTGATAGAAAAAATATATTTTTATTAATTAAGACTTTTTGTGAAGCGTTTTCAGGTAGAAAAGATGTTGGCTTAGTTTTGAAAACAAATTCTGCTGGCAACTCTATTGTTGATAAGGTTGTTACTACTAGCACAGTTAAATCTATGATCAACAGCGTTCGACCTTGGGGAAAGTTTCCAAAAGTTCATTTAGTTCATGGTTATATGTCAGATGTTGAGATGGCTGCTTTATATAATCATCCGAAGATTAAAGCCTTTGTTATGCCTACTAGGGGAGAAGGTTTTTGTATACCAGTTTTAGAGGCGGCTGTTTCTGGATTGCCAGTTATGGTTACTGATTGGTCTGGGCATAAAGATATAATTGATTTATATAAAAAGTCCTCTAGTAGATTGCCATATAGTTTGGTTAATGTGCCTAAAGAGAGGATTGATAACAATATTTTTGTTAATGGGGCTAAGTGGGCAGAGGTTGATATAAACTCTTTCAAGTCTAGCTTATATGAGCTTTTTGAGAACCATGAGTCTTATTTGGAATCGGCTAAAGTTTTGTCCAAGAAGGCTAGAGGAAGATATGCCCTTGATAATATATTTAATAATTTTGAGAAAATATTAACCTCTAAGTATAAATAATTATAAGTTTTTTGCAATGGAGTGATTTAATAATGTTTGTATTATTTTTAGTTTTATTTTTAATTTCTTCTATATTTAATATTGTTTTATTTTTATATCTAAGAAAGTCTGCGGTAATGTTGTTTAATTTTGAGGATGCAATGAAGAGGATGGTTTCTAATCTTGATCGATCTAAAAAGAACTTAGAAAATATATTAAATAGGCCAGTGTATTCCGATACTCCAGAGATAAAGGCTGTTGTCAATGAAGTAAATAGAGCTATTAATTTTTTAACCTCTATTTCAGTTAAAAGCTCAGGTGATTCTAATAATTTAAGTTAAAAGTTGAATTGAATGGAGTGTAATATTAAATATGTCTAAGAATGATTATTTCGATGGCAAGACTCATAAAGCTATAGTAGACTTTAATGATGAGTGTGATTTTGCTAAAAAGCATAAAATTTATGATGAGCGTATAAGGGAGAGTTTTGAAAATCTTGTTAAAAATTTATTGATGGTGTACAAGTTTAGTTGTAATAATGAAGTTTCATATGATACGTTAGTTGATGATTGTGTGTCATATTTATATGAAAAGTTGTATAAATTTGATCCTGATCGTGGTAGCAAAGCTTTTTCCTATTTTAATGTTGTGGCTAAGAATTATTTGTTGGCTAAACAATATAAGGAAAGTAAGAAAAGGAGAAGAGAAATTTCTTATTCCGAAAGAAATAGCTCCTCAGAAACAGACAACAGATATAACTTATTGCAGAGGGTTGAAAGTCCTTATGAGGAAACATTAATACAAAGAGAAGAGATAAATGAGACAATGGAAGAGATTAGGAATTGGAAGGTAAGGTATAAAAAAGATAGTGAGGTTAATGTTTTAGATGGTATTATATATTTGTTAGAGCATTCTAATGAAATAGATATAATAAATAAAAAATCAATATATTTATATTTAAGGGAAATAACTGGGATGTCAACAAAACAAATAGTAGCACAGTTAAATAAGTTTAGAAGATCTTATGGGTTTTATAAAAAAAGAAAGAAGTATTTTAAAGATTGTTGATATTTAAATAAAACAATGTATTATTTTTTTGGAGATTTTAAATAAATGGTAGATAAAATTACATTAAAAGAGTTATATAATATAATTTTTAATAACGCTAGTGAAGATAGAGATAAGGCCCTTATATTATATAAGAGTATTTTACAAAAGATAGACAAGGATAAGGATCATCATTCATTACTTGGCCCAGTTATTGTAAAGTACCTTGAGAGATCTAATAAAACTACAGACCAACTACTTAAGTTGGCAAATTTAATCCAGGATCATGAAATGGATGATTCTTTTTCTGATGAAGAGAAAGAAAAGTTGTTGGATGAAATTAATGAAATTAAAAGAGAAGCGGGGGAAGGAATTGAATAATGATGATAACAATATTGGTGTTAGTGATTTAAAGGAGTTAACTAGTGCAGACTTACAGTTAAATATAAAAACACTTTTAGACTCATATGTTGTACAAGCATCCGTGGCTGAAAAGGTTTTGGTGGAGTTGGTTAGTACCAGGAATATTTTAGAATTATTTTTGCTGGAAATGATTGAGAGGGGTGAGAGTGTCGAGGAGTTAGCTAGTAAGTTAGATAAGGTTAATGATTCTTTGACCTCTACCGCTAACGACAACAGCAATAACAATGATCAAAAAACTGTATTTTTTAAAGAGAAAAAGCACATAGGAAATGTTGAATAATTGTCACATCCAACTCTCAAAGACTTTGTAAGAAACGTTGATGGTCTTCTAGACAAAGAGGCTAGAAATAATTTTATACAAGCATTATATAATTCATTGCCTGACTTAATTAAGGCTGTAAGCTTTTCTCCACAAATATACAGGGCTAAAGTTTTAGATATAGATTTTGATGGGAATAAGTTTTATAAAAATAGTCCAAGAAACTCCATTCGAGCACAAGTATACGTTCCAGAAAATTCACTGGTAGACATAAAGAGTCCATTGGGGGCAGTTTTTTATTCTGCTTTTGATCCTTTCTTCATGGTTCCTATTAAGAAGGGTGAGACTGTTTGGGTTATGTATGAAACTGACAAGTCGCCTGAGTTATATTGTGGGCTTTGGTTGTGTAGAGTTTCAGAGCCATTAAATAATCAGTTTGTTAACTTCATTAATAGTACTGATAAGTTTTCTGTAGAGTTATCTTCTGACGAAAAGCTTGAAAAAATTATGAAAGAGGTGGAGCTTATAGATGATGGCTCTGTTGGTAACTCATTGGTTGCAACATATGATCACAGTAAGCCATTTAACTTTATTGAATCTGCATATGGTGATGCTTTTTTAGGTAATGATGTTGACTTGTCAAGAAGGTCTAGAAGCATCTACGAGGTTGTTCCAAGGTTTATTAAGCGGGGCGATGAACTAGTTCTTATGGGGTCTAATAATAATATGGTTATTTTTTCATCTGGGCGAAAAGAGGACATTAACAATAGTGTTGGCCCTGGTGCTGGTTCTGTTGGTATGGTGGTTGGTAGGTATGGTGCTAGACAAACTGTTGATGGAAAACAAATTACTGATGTTGGTAATGGCAGTTTTGATGTTAGTAATGACGAAAGGTTTAATTTGTCTGAGGGTGCTTTAGACTTCTTCAATGATCGTGCTTGTTGTTATTCTTTTATGAATTTTGATGGTGATAATACGTTTTTTGTTTTAAATCATCTCAAGAAGCAGATTGATAGTGTTGAAAATCTAAACGAAGGACTATCAGGTCCAGAGCAAGCTATTTTTAATGGGACTGTTGATTATGATGTTGACTGGCAGATAAAAACTGATGGTAATATAAATTTGTTGACTGACAAGTTGTCTTATTTTGTTAATAAGGCTGATTGTGTTAGATCTATAGCGAGGCATTCTGTTGTCCTACAGAGTATGAATCAGGGTGTTAATACTGACATTAGTAATGAAAACTTGAAGTTCTTCTCTCCAACAAAAAACAGTAATGGTGTTGAAAATATAGGTAGTAGCGTATCATTATTGCCAGATGGTATTATTTTGATTGAGACTCAAAATAAGTTATCTCAAATAAAAATAGATCCTACTTACAATAATGACAATGCCATTACAATTGATGTTAGAGATAAGCCACAACATATATCTGAGTCTAAGGTTGTTGGCTCTATTGTTGTTAAAAATGATGGGTCAGTTATTGTGAATAGTGATAATATTAGCTTAGGTAACGGTGAATTAGAAAAGGCAGCTTTAGGTGAAAAGTTAGTTGATTTTTTGCAAAAGTTTTTGAATCATACTCATACTGTCACACCAGATAGTATTGCAAAGGGCACCACTCAGATCCCAATAGAAAAAGCCATGCTTGAAAGCCTAGTATTTGATATTTTGTCTAATAATATAAAATATTCTTAATTTTTTTAATGGTTTTTCTGTTGTTGTTAGATAATTAAGTTTGATGGCTATATCATTTAATAGTGTTGGTAAGCGAAAATCAGAGCGCCTTGTTGAGCGTGATGAGGGTGCTGTAGGTGTTGTTACGCCTTTGCGTAATAGTGCTAGGTTTGGCACAATTGATATGCACACTAGATTGTTAGATCAAATAAATGATAATTTAAAAAATTTGATATTGACTAATAATGGGGAAAGGTTAGTTCTTTTTGATTTTGGGGCTAATTTAAAGAAGTTGTTGTTTGAACAAGAAAGTGATGAGTTGGAAGAGAGAATAGCTGTTCATATTAATGAGGCTGTTTCTAAGTATATGCCGTTTGTTAAGTTGGATGAGCTAGATGTTCAATTTTCAAACAATGATATAAATGAAGTTAGTTATGCAATTGTTAAGATTACATATAATGTGCCAAGCATTAATGATAAAATTTTTAGTCTTGAGTTGGGAGTTGCTCAATAAAATAAGGAATTTTTTTAATGTCTTCTAAGAAAAAAACGTTAAAGTATTTAAACAAAGATTTTAATTCTTTTAGGAATGATTTAATTGAGTATGCAAAAACACACTTTCCTGATGCCAACCAGGACTTTAGTGAATCTGGTATTCCTGGAATGTTTATTGATCTGGGCGCATATGTTGGTGATGTTTTATCCTTTTATTTGGATCATCAGTTTGGTGAAATGTTTTTAGAATCTGCAAGAGAGCTTAAGAGCGTTAAGAGAATAATTAAGCAGTTCCAGTATAATGCTACCCCTCCTACCCCAAGTGTTGTTAATTGTATGTTTTCCATAGAGGTTCCAGTTAATAATGTTAATAATAAGCCGGACACTAAGTATTTGTTAACACTTAAACGTGGAACACTTTTATCTTCTGACTCTGGTGTGGTTTTTGAATTACAGGATGATGTTGATTTTTCTGATTATAGTATGGATGCATTAACAATATCAGAAGTTAATTCAACTGGTACGCCTACTAGTTATATTATAGAGAAGGGTGGACATTGTATTTCTGGCCAGATTACTACTTATAATTATGAGTTGGGTGATTATGAAGACTTTAGGAAAGTGGAGCTTGATGATGAGGATATAACATCTGTAATATCCGTCACTGATTCAAATGGAAATGAATATTATCAGGTTGACAACTTGTCTGAAGATACTGTTTTTGAGGCCGTTGAAAGCTTGGACGATGCCTCTGGGTTGGTTCCATATGTTTTAAAGCTTAAATATGTACCATTCAGGTTTGTTTCTGTATATGACATTGAGAATAGGAAAACAACATTACAATTTGGTTCAGGTAAGCAGAGTATAGTAGATGATGATATTGTTCCAGATCCATCACAGTATGCAGTTCCTATGTATGGAAAATCTACTATATCAAGCTTCTCTATAAATCCAAACCAGTTTTTAAAGACTAAGACTTATGGCATTTCACCGTATAGTACAACACTTACGGCAAGGTGTCGTGTTGGTGGGGGGTTGTCTCATAATGTTGCCGAAGGCTCTGTAAACACTATTGACAGTGCATTGGTAGAATTTCCATCAGTTTCTGATGTTAGTAATTCTGTTAAAAATATGGTTTTTTCGACTTTGAATGTTAGGAATGACATTGGTGCCTCTGGCGGGGAAGCAAGACAGTCACTAGATGACATAAGAAGAACAATGGGCGGTCATTATGCTTCACAGAAGAGGATTGTTACTAGTGAGGATTATTTAGCGAGAGTATATTCTATGCCATCTAAGTTTGGGAGAGTTTATAGGGCCATGGTTAGCCCATCAACGATACCATTTGTCACTGAGTTGAGAGTTTTAAGTAGAGATTCTGAAGGAAACTTAATACAAAGTCCTACGTTTTTGAAAAATAATTTAAAAACTTATTTAAGTAGGTATATATCAATTAATGAACATGTTGAAATTTTTGATACTAAAATAATTAACTTAGGGTTAAATTTTAACATATTGGTAAAGTCAGGCTTCAATAAAGATGAAATTTTATCTAACGCATTGTCAGACTTATATGACTATTTTAATGTCATGAATTTTCAGATTGGTCAGCCGATATTATTGTCAGATGTAGTTGATGTTATATATAATTTAGATGGTGTTATATCTGTTTTTGATTTAGAGTTTATTAATTTGTCTGATAATTTTGATGGTAGAAAATATTCAGATGATCAATATAATATTAATGTTAATAAGAATGTGTTGTTGTGTCCAAGTGATTCTATGTTTGAGTTTAAATATTTAGAATATGACATTAAAGGGAAGGTTAGTTAATGTATAAATTTTTAGATTGCGATAAAGATACATTTATAACAAACAAAGTTGTTAATAATTCATTTAGAGTGACAGATGCAAACGTGGGTCGTGCTGGCGAAATTAGCTTGTTCAAGTTGTATGATGAGTCAGTGATGGCAAGTACTAGCAGTGGTATACATGAGAGGTCTAGAGTTTTATTAAAGTTTGACTTTGATCCTATTAGGGAGTTGACAGGTTCTGGTGGTTTGTTGTCTGGGACAAAACTGTCTGATGTTAATTTTTACCTTAAAATGTTTAATTTATATCACAACGATATTGTTCCATCTAGCTTTAATGTTGTTTTGTATCCACTTAGCAAGTCTTGGTCGGAAGGCCCTGGTATCGATAGTGAGGAGTATAGGGATTTGGGGGTTACAAATTGGGTTACTGCTAGTGGGTTTAGTGATGGTTGGAATGGGGAGGGTGCTTCATCTGGCGGGTATTTGGGACAAGAGAGCATTGATTTCTTAACTGCCAGCAGTGTCTTAGGTGATTTGTTTGTTGTGCATAATTTTGATGATGGTACTGAAGACTTGTCGATGAATATAACAACAATATGTAGTGCGACGGTTGCTGGTCAAATACCGGATCATGGCTTTGTGATCGCATTTTCTGGCTCTGAGGAAACTGATAATTATTCTAGATGGATTAAAAAGTTTTATTCTAGGCATTCTAGATACAAACAGTATTGCCCTAGAATTGAAGCATATTGGGATGATTCACTTAGGAACAATAGAAGTAATTTTTATTTTGACAATACTGGCTCTTTGTTTTTCTATAATATCGTTAGAGGTCAGTTAACTAGCATTTCATCAGCTTCACAGAATCAAGATACTTTGTCGGTAGAAATTAAGGCTAAAACATCTTCTGTTGGCTCTACTAGCATTTATGAGAGCACTGTTTTTGCTAAAGAGGTATATACTGGAATATACTCTTGTTCTTTTGCTATAGATAGTTTTCAAACTGAAATAACAGGACAAATTGATTTAAATTCGTCAGCTTCTTTTTATGATTATTGGAAAGACTTAAGTGGAAATAAGGCTTATATGACTGGAACTTTTGATATTGCAGAGCCAGATCGATCTACATATGTTAAACAAAAAAGATATGTATTTAATATATCGAACCTTAAAAGTGTTTATTATAGTGACGAAGACAGGGCTAGGTTTAGAGTTTTTGCCAATGAAGTTTCTTTCTCAACTGATAGTAGCAAATTGCCATCAGACTCTCAGTCGTTATTGTTAGATAAGGCCTATTATCAAATAAGACATCTTAATTCTAATGATATATTAGTTGCATATGAAACAACCGATGATTCTACTAGGCTATCGTATGATTCTAATGGTATGTATTTTGATTTAGATATGAGTGTTTGTAAGCCTGTGGGGGAGTTGTTTAAAATAGAGTTTATGGTAAATGATAACGGTATAGAGCATTATACTGATGATTATTTTGTTGTTAAGGTAATAAGTTAAATATAAGCTGGAGTATTAAAATAATTTGGCAAAATCAGAAAGATCTTTAAAGCCACCACAAATAACTTTTGACCCAAAACTGTTGATTAAAAATTGGGCAACAAATAGATTTAAGTCTTTAGATAGTTTGGCAGAGTATAAGGAAAATAGTAAAAGTATATTAACGTCTAGTATATATTTTGGTCAAAGTACTAACGGTTTACTAAGTACACAACAATTAAAGGTTGATTTTTCTGAGTTTCAAAATCATACATTTTTCAATAGTGCTGAAGTTAATGTTAACGTTGCTTTTGATAAGGTTATTAATTATTATCCATTCGATGGTACAAGAGATGAGTTGGTTGTTTTTTTTGAGAAATTGTCTGGTTATGAAAAATATATTTTTGATGAT